CATGTCTTTTTGTGTGGCTCAGACGGCCGGGCCGAGCTTGGGAAGCACCCGGGCGGCGTGGACGGCGCCGGCGGCCGCGTAGCTGGCGTCGATCGGGGCCTGGCCGCGGCGCGCGAACCGCCAGCCGTCGCCCTGGGGCAGCTGCTGGGTCTGCCGGATGTGCAGGTCGAGCAGCGGGTCGTGGGCGTGGCGCAAGTGGCCGGCGGCGGCCTGCTCCTCAAGGCCCATGCAGGCCCGGACGACGTCCTCGGCCCTGACCGGTTCCATCAGCACGTTGGCCACCCGGCGCCCGGCCCATTCGTCGGCCACCGCGGCTGCCGGGCCGCCCGGGAACCACACGCACTTCCGCGGCTTCACCCGGGCCAGCCAGTCAGGGAGGTCAGCCCGCAGCTGCTTGCGCGATTCGTACCCGTCCCAGGCGGCCAGGATCTCGATGTGGGTGATGCCGTCGAGGGTGACCGCGGCCGCCAGGGTGGCGTGCGAGCGGTCCTCGGCGACGTCGAAGCACAGCGCCACGGACCGGCGGTGAGGGGCGAGGTCGACGGCCTGGTCCCGCGCGACGCCGCACGCGTTCCAGTCCTCGAGGCGGATCGCGGCCTCGAGGAGGTCGACGCGCTGGCACATGATCTCGATGCGGAACCGGGCGAGCGTCTCGCCGCCGGCGGCCATGGCGGCCCTGGCCTGCCCTAGGAGGGCGTCGAGCTGCACCCGGTGGCCCAGCCCTGGGTTGGCCTGTGCGAGCGCCTCCACGTCGTCAGGGGCGGTCCCAGACGGGGCGCTCCACGATGCGAGGAAGGTGCGCGGATCGCCCTCGCCGGTCAGGATGAACGTCTCGGCCGCGTCGTGTTCCTCATGCAGCACAACGGATTCCGCGTCGCCCTCGTTGCTGATGCAGACCAGCAGGGCGTCGGCGACGGCATTCATGGCCGGCACGATGGCGTCCCAGGTGTCGCGGTTGCGGTGCTCGCGCAGTTCGTCGAGTAGGGCCCGGGGCAGGGTGTCGCCTCGGCCGGCCCGGCGGTTCGGCGCCGCGAACCGGTAGTGGCTGCCGTAGACGTTCCAGAAGTCCTCCTCGCCGATCTGCAACCGCATGTGGTCGCGGGGCAGCGCGGCGGCAAGCAGCTCGACGCCCTCGGCCAGCTCGGCGACCTTCTTCCACGACCGCTTCGCCGCGGCCCGGTCGGTGCTGGTCGCGACGATCTCCGGGACCCGCTCGATGAACATCCAGTAGAGGATCAGCAGCCGCGTGAACAGGGTCTTCCCGTTCTGCCGGGCGACCAGGATGATCGCTTTGCGGTAGCGCGGGGAGCCGTCGGGGAACAGCTCGCCGAGGTGGATGGCGAGCCATCGCTGCCACGGGTCGAGCGGGTAGCCGATCAGCTCGCAGAACGCGATGAAGTCCCAGCCCCACGACGCCTCGGGATCGTCGAGGTCACGGAGTGGCGGCGTCCACAGCCTGGGGACGACCGCGCCGAGCACGGGCTGCGGAGAGCTGATCCAGGGGGTTGGCGCTGGGCTGCTGGCCATCGGTCTTCACCGCCTTCCGCGCGCGTGGGGTGAGGCCGAGGGCGTCCAGGGCGGCGAGCAGTGCCGGGCCGACCTTGGCCAGGTCACCCTCGCCGGAGTCGATGTCGGCGGCGTAGGTCAGCGCGAGCTCGGCCGCCGCGCCGTCGCGCGCCTCGACCGGCTGGGCGGCGAGCGCCGCCTCGACCGCATCCCGTAACGCCATGGCACCAGAGTACGCGTTAGTGAGGTAACCTCAGCAATGTGAAGTGGCCGTGGCAGCGCAGGCCGGAGCCCCCGGCGAACCGCACGCTGTCCATCACCGACCCAGCGCTGGCCGCGCTGTTCTCCCCGGGCGGCACGGTCGACCTGGCCGGGGTGAGCGTCGGCGAGCAGTCCGCGCTCGGCCTGTCGGCGTTGTTCCGGGGCGTGTCGCTGATCTCCGGCACCCTCGGCTCGCTTCCGCTGCGGTCGCTACGGCTCGACGATTCCGGTGCGCCGCAACAGGTTCCGTCCGTCTTCGACGACCCGGACGGCCCGGACGGGCAGACGCCGTTCGAGTGGAAAGAGACGCTGTTCGCGCACCTGGTGATCCACGGCCGGGCCGGGGCGCTGAAGGTCCGCACCGAGGCCGGCGGCATGGCTCGGCTGCCGCTCTGCCACCCGCTGACCTGGTACCCCGAGCTGCCGACAGCTGAGGAGTACCAGTCGGGCCGACTGCCCGTCGGCGGCCTGTGGTTCCGGGTGACGCTCGCCGACGGCAAGCAGGTCCGCCTCGACGGCGACGGCTTCTGGTACGTGCCCGCGCTGGCGATGACCCCGGGGTTCGGCCAGGGCCTGATGCAGTCCGCTCGCCGGTCGCTGTCGACGGCGATCGCCGGGGACATGTCCGCGGCGAAGATGTTCTCCTCCGGCGCCCTGATCTCCGGCCTGGCCACGCCGGCCGACGAAGGCCTGGACATCGCCGACGACATCCCGCAGATCCGCCGGGAACTGAACAACTCGGTCCTGGGTCACGAGAACGCGGGCACGATCGCGCTGGTCAACCGGCGGCTGAACTTCACCCCCTGGACGATGACCGCGCAGCAGGCGCAGTTCATCGAGTCCCGCGCGTTCCAGATCGAGGAGATCGCCAGGTGGACGGGCGTGCCTCCGCACCTGCTGGCCCAGACGGACAAGCAGACCTCGTGGGGTACCGGCGTCGACGAGCAGAACCGGGGCCTGGCCAAATTCGTGCTCGGCCACTGGGCGCAGCGGGTCGAGCAGCGCGGCTCCCGGCTGCTGGCCCAGCCGCGCTGGTGCGAGTTCGACTTCGCCGCGCTGGAACGGCCGAACTTCGAGACGAACGTCGGCCTGGTGCTGCAGCAGATCGCGGCGGGTCTGATCAGCGCGGAGTACGGCCGGAAGCTGCTGAACATCCCCGCCTCGGCGGCGCCCGCCGACCCGGCGCCGGCTGACCCGAACGGAGGCGGCGATGATCCAGCAGCCCAGTAATCTCGCCCAGCAGCGCGCGGCCTGGCGCGTCACGAACGGCATCGCCGAGCGCACGACGCCCTGTTTCCGGCTGACCAACGCGGCCGTGCCGAAGCTCTACGTCTTCGACGTGATCGGTGGCTTCGACGGCGACTCCGCCGAGTTCGTGCAGACCGTCCACGGCCTGAATGCCAAGGCGATCGACCTGCACGTCAACAGCCCTGGCGGCCACGTCTACGACGCGATGGCGATGTACGAGGCGCTGAAGACCCACCCGGCGGCGGTGAACGTCCACATCGACGGCCTGGCCGCGTCCGCCGCCTCGTTCCTGGCCCAGGCCGGCGACTCGATCGACATCTCGCGCGGCGGCCGAATGATGATCCACGACGCCCAGGTCGCCGCCTGGGGATCGCCCGCCGACCTGCGCGAGGCCGCCGACGTGGCGGACGCCGTATCCAACGACATCGCCGGGATCTACGCCGGGCGCGCCGGAGGGAAGCCGGCCGCCTGGCGTTCCGCGATGTCCAAGACCACCTGGTACTCGGCGAGCGAGGCGGTCGACGCCCACCTGGCCGATCGGGTGGCAGGAAGCAACGACGGGCCGGACAACCGGACCCGGCTCATCCAGGCCCGGCACCGGGCGACCCTGGGAGGGGTGAAGTAGTGCGCACCATCGAGGAAGTCACCAGCTCGATGACCGCGCTCGTCGACGGGGCCGCTGGCCGCAGCCTCACCGACGACGAGGTCACGCAGTACGAGGCGCTGGAGCAGGAGCTGAAGGGCGTGCAGCGCTCCGATGCCATCCGCGCCCGCAACGCGGCGTACAACACCATCCGCACGCCGGCCGGAGTGCCGTCCGCGACGCCGCGGCCCGAGGACCCGACCGCGGGCCTGCGCAACTACCTGCTGACCGGCAAGGCGAACGTCGACCTGCAGCCGTCGAACGCGCAGTCCGAGGGCGTCCCGTCGCAGGGTGGCTACCTGGTGCCGGACACCTTCCGCACCAAGCTGGTCGAGAAGCTCAAGGCGTTCGGCGGCCTGGCCTCGGTCGCGGACCGGTACTCGACCGGCACCGGCAACCCGGTGGAGTGGCCGACCATCGACGACACCGGCAACGTCGGCGAGATCGTCTCGGAGAACGGCACCTTCTCGGCCGGCGCCGATCTGACTTTCGGCTCGAACTCGCTGTCGGCCTACACGTACGCCACCGGCGGCGCCGGCGGCCCGGTCAAGGTCCCGCGGGAGCTGATCCAGGACTCGGCGTTCGACGTCGAGGGCCTGATCGCCCGGCTGTTCGCGACCCGCATCGCCCGGATCCAGGCCGTGCACTGGATCTCCGGCACCGGCGTCGCGCAGCCGCTCGGCCTGTTCACCGGCCGCACCCCGGTGCAGTCGGCGGCCAACACCGGCATCACCTACGAGGACCTGGTCACCTACATCCACTCGGTCGACCCGGCTTACCGGACCAACTGCCGGTGGCTGATGAACGACCTCAGCCTCGCCGAGATCGAGAAGATCAAGGACGGCTCCGGCTCGTACATCTACCGCGGCCGCGACGCGAACATGGCGATCGGCGTGAACGAGGCGACCCTGCTCGGCTACCCGATCACCATCGACCAGGCGGTCCCGACGCTGGTCAAGAACTCGCCCACCGTGCAGTGGGGCGCGTTCGGCAACTTCTCCGCCGGCTACGTGATCCGCGACGTCAAGGACGTCGAGATCCTGGTCAACCCGTATTCGTCGATGGCCAACCGGCAGATCGAGATCAGCGGCTGGGCCCGCGCCGACGGCACCCAGCAGGACACCAACGCCTACATCACCATGACGGCGCACAGCTAAGGGGCTGAGCATGACCTCCCGCGAACTCGTCACGCCGCGCGTGCTGGCCACCATGTCCGGCTCGATCGCGACGGCGACCACGGTCAACCTGACCGCCGACCTGAACCTCGCCGCGAGCTCGGTCTTCAAGCCGGGCGACCGGATCGTGGTGGTCATCCGAGGCACCACCGCCGGCACCACCGACTCGACGTCGTTCTCCGTGCAGGACGCACCGGACAACTCCGGGTCGATCGGCACGCCGGCCACCGCGGTCACCACGACCCTGCCGGCCGCGGCGACCGGCAACCAGACCGTGGTCGTCGGCGTGCAGTTGCAGCCGGGCCGGCCGTGGATCCGGGTCCGGGCCACCCGCGCGTCGGGCACCACCGACACGCTGCTGGTCAGCGCCGTCGTCCTCGCCACCCCGCACAACCTGTGAGCCGAGGTAGCCGTGACCTGGGCCCCTGACTACGTGACCCTGCAGGAATTAAAGGGCTACCTGCGGATCACGCACACCGACGATGACGCGTTCATCGCGATGTGGGTCACGGCTGCCTCCCGCAACGTCGACGACTTCTGCGGCCGCCAATTCGGGCAGGTCGTCGGGGTCGAATCGCGTGAGTACACCGGCGTCTGGGATCGGCACATCGGCTCGTACGTCTACGAGATCGACGACGTCCAGACGGTCGCCTCGATGGTCGTGGTCGACGAGAACGCGACCGAGGTCACCGACTACACGTTTGGCCCGGTCAACGCCCTGAAGAAGGGCCGGCCGTACGAGCGGATCTTCACCGCCACCGGCGGCACGCTGCTGATCCAGGCGACCTGGGGATGGACCGTGGTGCCCGCCGCGGTGAAGACCGGCCTGCTGCTGCAGGGTGCCCGCCTGGCTGCCCGCCGGGACTCGCCGTTCGGGATCTCCGGGTCGCCGCAGCAGCAGGGTGAGATCCGGCTGCTCGCCCAACTCGACCCGGACTTCCGGACCACCTTGAAGCCATTCGTCCGGGGCTGGTGGGCGGCATGAGGCTCGACGCGGTCATGGACGAAGTGGCCGAGGCGCTGGAGACGTTCACCGGTCTGAACGTCTTCTCCTACCCACCGGCCACCCTGTCGGCGCCCGCGGGCTACGTGTCGTACCCGCTGTCGATCGACTTCGACAAGGCCTACCAGCGCGGCGAGGACCAGTACACCGACCTGCCGATCGTGCTGCTGGCCGGCAAGGCCAACGACAAGTCGGCCCGCGACAAGGTCGCCGCGTGGGCGGCCGGCGACGGCCCGGGATCGGTCAAGCGGGCGCTGGAGTCGCGGTCCTGGCTCACCTGCGACGACCTGACCGTGACGTCGTGCGAATTCGATCTCGAGCAGGTCGGCCAGGTCCCGTACCTGGCGGCCATGTTCAAAGCCACCGTCGTCGGCCCCGGAAAGGACTGACCATGCCCCTGACCACCGTCGTCGACGCGAACGTGTCGGCAACGCTCACCAGCGCGCTCGACCTGGTGACCGCCAGCGCGCCGCTCGCCCTCAACACCCGCATCACCATGCCGTCCGGCACCGCGACCGGCCAGGCCGACCTGTGCTGGTCGGACACCCGCACCGTCGCGGCGTCGAGCACCGACGCTCTCGACCTCGCGGGCACCTTGGCCGGCAACCTCGGCGGCACGCTCACGATCGTGAAGCTCAAGGCCGTGCTGGTCCGCGCGGCCGCGGCGAACTCGAACAACGTGCGCGTCAACCGGCCGGCCTCCAACGGCGTGCCGCTGTTCCTCGCCGCGTCCGACGGGATCGACGTGCTGCCCGGCGGCCTGTTCCTGTGGGTCGCCCCCGGCGCCGGCGTGACCGTGACCGCGGCGACCGGCGACCTGCTGAACATCGACAACTCCGGTGCGGGCACGTCGGTCACGTACGACGTCGTCCTCGTCGGCACCTCGGCCTAAGGAGCAGCGTCGTGGCGCGCAAGCACAGCAAGTTCACGGTCATCCTGATCAACGGCATCGACATCTCCTCGCACTGCACCGACAGCACGTGCGAGGAGTCCGGCGCGACCGAGGACCTGACCACCTACGGCAAGAACAAGATCGTCCGAGGCCCGGCGCTCGGCGACGGCGCGTTCTCCTGCAGCGGCAAGTACGACGACTCCGCGACCGGGCCGCGCGCCGTCCTCAAGCCGCTGGTGAACACCCTCGTCACGGTGACCTACCGACCGGAGGGCACCGGCGCCGGCCTGCCCCAGGACGTCTTCTCGGCCGTCCTGACGAAGTACACCGAGACCGCGCCGGTGGCCGGCTACCGCACCTGGGCGATCGAGACCGACCCGTCCGACGCCTGGAACAGCACCGCGCAGTAGCGCGCCGAGGAGGAGCAACCCGATGACCGAGTACGCCAGCGAAGAGGACCTGGTCGCCGAGACCGCTGAGGGCGGCGCCGAGGACTTCACCCTGAAGTCCGGCAAGGTCGTGCGCCTGCGCGGCCTGACCCGCGCCGAGCACCTGTGGATCGCCAAGGGCACCGAGGACGCCGCGGAGATCGAGGCCCGGATGCTGTCGAAGGCCCTGATCGCCCCGGTGATGACCGTCGAGAAGGTCAAGAAGTGGCAGGCCTCCGGCCGCAGCCGGTCCGTCTCGGAGATCAGCGACAAGGTGCGGCAGCTGTCCGGCTTCGGCGAGGGGGCGGACAAAAGCGATCCGGGAGCAGCTGGAGACGACTGACCTCGGGTTCGAGTACGCGCTCGCCGACCGGCTGCGGATGACCGTGGCCCGGCTACGGCAGGAGCTGACCAGCCGGGAGTTCGAGACCTGGCGGATCTACTGGGCGATCCAGCGGCAGCAGCAGGAACTGGCGATGGAGAAGGCAAGGGGGTGAGGTCGTGGAGGATCTGAAGATCGAGGTCGGCGGCCTCGCCCAGCTGTCCCGGGCGCTGAAGGCCGTCGACTCCGCCGCGCCGAAGCAGCTACGGCTCGGCCTGAACGAGGCGGCCGAGCTGCTCGTCGACCGGACCCGGCCGAAGATCCCCGCGATCACCGGCGCGGCCCGCCGGTCGCTGGTCGCCCGCTCGACCCGCACCTCGGCACGGGTCGCCGTCGGCGGCAAGCGCGCCCCGTACTTCCCGTGGCTCGACTTCGGCGGCGCCGGCCGCATCGCCGGACGACCGGCGCAGCGGCAGTTCATCACCGAGGGCCGGTACGTGTACCCGACGCTGCGGCAGATCCGCCCGCAGATCGAGAAGCAGCTGCAGGCCTCGATCACCGCGGTCATCCGCGACGCCGGGCTGGAGGCGGACTGATGGCCGGCAACACGATGACGCTGGAGTTCGCCGGCGACGCGACCAAGCTGCAGCGCGCCGCGAAGCAGAGCTCGGCGGCGATCGAGGACGTCGGGAAGTCGGCCAAGTCCGCCGGCGACGACTTCACCTCCTCGGCCAAGGAGTCGACCAACTTCGTCGACAAGATCGGCAAGCTCGGCGCAGGCGTGTCCGGCATGACCGACGCCGTGGACTCCGCCTCCGGCGTGCTCGACGCCTTCAACGACATCCAGAACGCCGGCTACGAGAAAGCTCAGCGGCTGGCCCGGGCCAACACCGACGTGATGCAGGCCCAGGAGGACCTGAACCAGGCGATTCGCGACGGCAAGCAGGCCGCGATCGACGCCGACCAGGCCGAGGTCGACCTCGAGCAGGCCCGCCTCGACCAGGCGACCGCGCTCAAGGACTACAACGCCGCGGTCAAGGAGCACGGCAAGAACTCGGCCGAGGCCCGGCAGGCGCAGATCGACCTCAAGCAGGCCGGCGTCGACGTCAAGCAGGCCCAGGAGGACGCCGCACAGGCGACCCGCGACGCCAGCCAGGCGAACATCGACGCGAAGACGGCCCAGCTCGACCTGAACGACGCGCAACGCGAGGCCAACCCGCCCGACGTCGCCGCCTGGTCGCAGCAGCTGCAGACCTACGCGCCGCTGCTCAACGGCCTGGTCGGCATCGTCGGCCTGGTTACCGCCGCGCAGTGGGCGTGGAACGCCGCGCAGACCGCCAACCCGATCGGGCTGATCATCGTCGCGGTCGGCGCCCTGATCGCGATCATCGTCGTGATCGCGACGAAGACGACCTGGTTCCAGGACCTGTGGCGCGTCACCTGGGGCGGCATCAAGAAGGCCGCCAGCGCGGTCGGCTCGTGGTTCAAGGACACCCTGTGGGGCAAGTGGATCAAGGGCTCGTGGGACGCGATCATGAACAAGGGCGTGCAGGTCTACCTGTGGTTCCAGAAGCTGCCAGGCAAGCTGAAGGCCGCGTTCGCGAACATCGCGATCAGCCTCTACGCGCCGTTCCGGGCCGCCTTCAACAAGGTCTCCGACGCCTGGAACAACACGATCGGCCGGCTGTCCTGGACCGTGCCCGGCTGGATCCCCGGCATCGGCGGCGCGTCCATCTCCGCGCCGCAGCTACCGAAGTTCCACCAGGGCGGCGTCGTGCCCGGCCCGCCCGGCACTGAAGTGCCCATCCTGGCCATGGCCGGCGAAACCGTCACCCCGGCCGGCGGCGGCGCCGTCATCGAGATCCGGTCGAGCGGCAGCCAACTCGACGACCTGCTGGTCGAGATCCTGTCCCGGTCGATCCGGCGGCGCGGCGGGAACGTCCAGACGGTGCTGGGCGGCCGCAATGCCTAAGCAGGACGTGAAGGTCGATCTGTACTACGACGGCGCCTGGCACGACCTGGTCGCCAACGACGACGTGTTCACCGACACCCCGATCACGATCACCCGCGGCGACGGCGACGAGTCGGCCGCGCCCCGGCCCTCGTCGATCAGCCTGCGGCTGGCCAACGACGACGACCTGTACCGCACCAGCAACCCGATGAGCCCGCTCTACGGCAAGGCCGGGGTGAACACGCTGATGCGGGTCAGGGTCGGCAGCGCGGTCCGCGGCATCGGCGAGGTGTCGTCCTGGAAGGCCGGGCAGACCCGCGACTTCCGGGCCAGCCCGCGCCGCGGCAAGGCATGGGTGGACGTCGAAGCGAACGGCCTGCTGCAGCGAATCAACCAATGGACCGAGCAGCTCGAGTCCACGATGGTCGCCGGGATGCGCTCGTTCGGCTCGTCGTCGCTGGGGATCTGGCCGCTGGAGGACGAGGCCAACTCGGCCATCCTCAGCCAGCTGGTGCCCGGCGGCCCGCCCGGCACGTTCAGCGGCGACGTGACGCTCGGCGACAGCGAACGCCCGGCCGGCTCGTCGAAGTCCGTGCGGATCGACGCCGGCGGCCGCATCGGCGGGACGTTCATCGGCACCTCGGCCAGCGGCTGGCAGATCTCCTTCGCCGTCCGGCTACCCGCGCCGCCGCCCACCTCGACCAAGGCCGAGATCTTCTCCTGGACCGACTCGGTCGGCCGGCGCTGGACATGGGAGGTGAACAACACCGACTTCGGCTGGGCCGTCTACAGCAACACCGGCTCGCTGATCACCAGCCTCACCAGCCCGTTCGCGTTCTACGACCCGAACAAGTGGGTGCGCCTGCTCATGGTGTGCAAGGTGTCCGGCTCCACGGTCAGCTACTTCCCCTCCTGGTACGTCGAAGGACTGTCGTTCCCCGTCGGCACGTCCGGCACGTTCAGCAGCACCACCACGGGCACGCTGCGGACCTGGACAGCCGTGGCGACCACCCACAACGACGGCGCCTGGTACACCGGCGTCTTCGCCATCAACGACCCCACCGTGTCGATGTGGACCAGCAACGACGTGGTCGAGGACTTCAACGGCCATGCCGGCGAGACCGCCGGCGCCCGGTTCACCAGGATCATGACCGACAAGTCCCTGCCGTTCGCGGTCACCGGCGACTCGACGAAGTCCACCCGGATGGGCGGCCAGCCGGTCGACACCCTGGCGGAACTGCTCAAGGAGATCCGCGACACCGACGACGGCGTGCTGTTCGACTCCCGCACCGGCCTCGGCCTGATCCTGGCGCTGCGCAACAACCGGTACAACCAGACCCCGGCGCTCACCCTGGACGTCAACGCCAACCCGTCCGGCCTGCCCAACCTGCCCGTCGAGGTCACCGACGACCTGCCGATCCACAACATCGTCACCGCCAGCCAGCGTGACGGCGGCCAGTTCACCGCCCAGGACTCCACCACCGTGATGGGCACGCAGGCGCCCCCGAACGGCCGCGGCGAGTACAAGCAGACCGTCGACGTCAACGTCTTCGACGAGGCGAACGACCTGCCCCAGCAGGCGAACTGGTGGCTACGCCGCGGCACGGTCAACCTGCCCCGCTTTCCGCAGGTCGTGGTCAACGTCGCCGCGCTCGGCACGTCGAAGATCGCCGAGGTCGAGGCGGTCACCATCGGCAGCGTCATCGAGATCACGAACTACCGGGAGTACACCATCCGGCTGTTCGTCATCGGCTCCACCGAGGTGATCGGCACCCACAGCCGGATCATCACCTTCACCTGCGCCCCGGACCAGCAGTTCGTCGTCGGCAAGTACGGCGACAGCGCAAAGCGGTACGACCTGCGCAGCTGCACGCTGGCGGCCGGCGCGACCAGCTCGGCCACGTCGCTGTCGCTGACGATGAGCATCGACGAGGCCTGGTCGACGGCCTCGCCGCCGTACGACCTACTGATCTCCGGCGAACGCGTACGCGTCACCGCGATGAGCGCCCGCAGCGGCACCGGCCCGTACACCCAGACCGCCACGGTGACGCGGTCGATCAACGGCATCGTCAAGGCCCTCCCGTCGGGCTCGGACGTGCACATCGCAACCCCCGGGAGGTGGGCACTTTGACCGTCTTCGGTGGCGACGTCACCAACGTGGTCGACGTCAACCGGCGCGTCGGCACCACGCTGGCCACCGCCGACGCCACGGCGATCAGCACCGGCACCGAAACCGTGATCGACACGGTGGTCGCGTCCGTGATCGCGGGCCGCGGCTACGAGGTCGAGTGGAAGATGCGCTACGCCGCGACAGCCGCCGACACGTGGGTCATCCGGGTCCGCGAGGACGCCGTCGGCGGCGCCGAGGTCGACTCCACCGTGTTCGTCGCGTCGTCCACCGGCAACACGTTCACACAGGTCGTCGGCATGGACTGGACCGCCGGCGCGACCGGCAGCAAGACCTTCGTCGCCACCGTCCAGCGGCTCACCGGCACCGGCACCCTGACCCCCAAGGGCGGGTCGACGTTCAAACGCAGGCTCAAGGTCACGTACGAGGATTAGGGACCCGACATGCAGAAACTCACCTGGCCCGCCGTCGGGCTGATCGCGGTACTCGCCGGCGTGTCGGTCGCCCTCGCGACCCTGGCGCACTGGGACGCCGGCGCGATCCTCGGCGTGCTCGGCATCCTCGGCGGCATCGGCGGTGGCGCGGCCGTGGGCGGCGCGGTGGCCGGCAAGGTCGAAGAGGTCCACTCCGAGACGGCCGCGCAAACGCAGACGCTCGCGAAGATCGACCACCAGACCAACGGCCTGTCCGAGGCCGAGCGCCAGGACATCGCGGTGAAGGCGGTCGCCGAAGCGAAGCGGCAAGGGCTGCTGTGATACCGGACCTCGACCGCAGCTACGAGACGCGCCTGGCCAGGGCCTGCCGCCGCCGGCGGCTGCCGCGCCGCGCCGAGACGGCCGGGCCGGTCGACTGGCGGGAGTATGTCGCCTGCAGGGTGTGTCCGTCCGGCGCGGGGCGAGCGTGCGTGGACCTGATCCTCGACGGCCGCCACCTGGCCGCCGTGCGCCTGCTCGACCGGCCGCACCTCAAGCGGGAACGGCGCACCGACCGGTCGATCGCCGCGCTCAGCCCTGCGCGATAGGCCGGCCGACCATCCGGTAGGTGCCGGGCTCGACGGGCCGTGCGTAGAGGGTGCGCGCGTAGCCGTCGATGACCCCGTGCAGCCACAAGTACTCGCCGTTCGGCGCGGGCATCGTCTCGTCGAGATACATGAACTCCATCTCGAAGTTGTGGGGGCCGCCCGGCCAGATGATGAGGATCTTGTCGCCCTTCCTCGGTACCGCCCGCTGCGCGTCGCGCCACTCGTGCGCGGCCTCGACTGCGTCGGCGTGCCTCTCCTCCGGAGTCATAGCGGACCTCCCCGGTAGCCGGACGGTGAACCCGCGGTAGGTGTGCAGCGGTCGCAACGGCTCCGGTGCCATGGGCTGCCCCTCCCCACGCGATGGACGGAGGGGCGAGCAGGCGGAAACCCGGCCCGGGACGCTCCGGGGCTCGCCCCTCCAGACCCCGGACAGTACACATGTCAACGCGCCTAGTACAGGACGACCATTCATGCGCTTCCCTATGGACCTTGCACAAGCACGCTCGCGCATAGCGTTTGCCCTTGTGAAGAAGCTCCGGTTCATGGGTACGGCCGAGATCGGGCAGCGCCTCGGCGTCACCCGGTCGCGCGCCCACGCGATCACCCGCGACCGCGACTTCCCCGAGGCGTACCAGACGTTGACCATGGGCTCGATCTGGCTCGCGGACGACGTCGAGGCGTGGATCCGCCAGCACCGGCCGGCGCTCGCCGAGGACCCCGAGGGCGAGTAGGAACAACCGTCATTACTAATGACGGTGCTCTCGACTGTTCCGATGTCTTGCCATCTAGCCCCGTGACGGGGGCAGGTGATACATCGCGGTTCACCTGAGACGCTCGCCAATTGGCGAAACGCAGTGTCGGAATTTTCAGACACGAAGCGGCCCGCCCCCGAGGTGGGAACGGGCCGCGACAACAATTGTTGACGGCAGGGCTTCTAGGCGCCCTCGATG